AAAGGAAGCACCACCCACCCTCTCCCCCTCGCATCCTGCTGTAAAGCAACTCAGAGTGCACCAACATCTGGCTCCTGTTAGTACTGATCCGGATGTTGCGGCATGTATAGGTCGTACGTCAGTAAAAGTCCCATCTCGTCCACAAAAGATTTGGGGCCCATCCCCGCGCTGGATGGAGTACGCGAACAAAGTAGGCCTTGACTTAGGTGCTGAGTTAGGAGGAAACAATGAACACTTCGTCGAAGGATCCTTCGACACCAACCGCACCCACCTCGCTGCGTCAACGGTCAAGTTGAAGTATGCAGGCGACTACTGGCGTGGTTTGAGGACAGTCCAGAACCATTTGTCTGAACTCAAACTTCCAAAGTTGGGTTACCTCCCCACAGACGCGCACTGTGCTGATGTGAGAGTAAACCCTACCGCGTACCCAGGCTACTGGTCGTCCCGCATAGCGCGCACCCGTGAAGCGGGACACGATACTTTCGTGTCTATCGCCCGTACAAAGTGGAGGAAGGTCCTGTCATGTGGCGCCCAACCTGACAGTACTGTGTGGTTGTGTGGCGGGCGCGGGAAACGTGCGTTCAAAGAACCAGGCGACACACTTGGGTCGCGACTCGTGTTAATGGATGAAGCACCACGGTGCATCATGTCAGCGACGCTTGCGCAGCCGATCGGTGATCGCGTGTCAAAGATCAAAGGTCCCATCCATATCGGCCGCTCTATGCGCTTCCAAGGTTACAAGGAGGTGGTCAAAGAGTGGGCTCCTATGGAACACTGTAAGAGCCTTGACACAGAAAAATTTGACGCAAATACAGCCGAAGAGCTCATTGTTTTATCCTTTGCAATACTAGCATGTTGCTACCCTGACACCCCGGCTACCACGGAATTGTTCCTCAACGAGGTTGCCCACTTCGTGTTTCGTACTGTCATAACCCCTAAAGGTTATGTCTATCGTACTACGCGCGGCGTTCCTAGTGGGTCGCCCTGGACGTCACTTGTTGACAGTATCGCTAACTTTATCGCGAATAAAGGAGTTATCGCGTACTGTTCAGGTGACGCAGTGGCTAAGTCTGTTCTAGTCGGAGTGTGTGGAGACGACTTGAAGGTCGGGTATCCAGATGGGTCCAAAGCACCATCGACGACGCGGTACATCAACGTCATGCGATGGATGTGGGGGTACAAACAATCGAGGGAGGGAATCGGAGAGGGTTTCTTTACGAGCCTCGACCCCGAGAAATGCATCCCATTTCTCGCAGTCGTGTTTCCGTATGGACACCCTGGGTGGGCCCGCAAGAGAGCGCTTGCCATGTGGGTCGTGCACACAAAGTTTAAACGCATGTCGCCAGGTTACGAAACACAGGCCTGGTCGTTCATGAGGGACTCACCG